GATGGCCTCTGATGAATTGTTTTTAACTCTACGATATCGCCTGCACTTAATGGTAAACCTTCTACCGATACACATGCAAACTCAATCTGATCCGATAATGAACTAGAAAAATATGTTCTCTCTACTGCTATTAGAACTGCGTTTAAATAAAGATTATATGTAGAAATATTAGTACCCGAGAATTGTACTCGTACTAAGTAAGCACTCTTAGCTGGTGGTACTGTGTATGAGGTGATTAAGGTCTCACTCCCGCTTGCTACAACAGGGGCTTGACCGAAGAATGACTTTACCTCACCAACAGATGATCCAGGGTTAGTTAAGTATACAGGAATAGGATCAGAGCCGTCGTTTTCTACTAATACAGCACGAACGATTTTCTCATTCGTTAGCTGCCTAAACGCTCCATGGTCTCTGTCTCGTACTGATACTTTATCAAAGCTCATTCAAGTTTTTTTCTCTTGAGAATAGGATACTTATCTAGCTCGGCATAGTACCAAGCCATCCACTGTTTACCCACGTTCATGATTTGAAAGTAATGAAACTCTGCCCCGTGTCTTAGATTATTCTCTAAGCACTTAAGGGTGAGTTCGTCCGGTGTCTTTGCAGACAAGGATAAAGGCACACGGGTTATTTGTTTTGTGTTTTGTGCCATATAAAAAAATGGGGTGAGCGTATTTCAGCCCACCCCGATAGTACTAGTTAAGTATTAAGCGTTAGCGCCTACAGAGGAGGCAGTGATTCCAGACCAGAGAGCGTCTTGATCAATAATGCCGTACTTAAGTGCAGCATGCCAGCCGACATTTACAAATCGTCCAAGCTTGTCAAACGGTCCAGAAAGAACCATCTTAGGCTCAGAGCTTACAGCTTTACCGAGAGCGTTGAAGCCCATGCAAAGTGTTTTGTAAGTATCAACAGCAGCGTCACCAGCATCAGCAGAAACTGTAATGTGGTTATCTCGAATGATCTTGAACCCACAAAGCATTCCAACTTCGTTCATGAGTACAGACTCAGGGCGGGAATATTTATTAATATCTTGCCACGATCCTGCACCTGCAGAGTTGCGAAGGTCATGAATTACATCGTCATGCATGATAGCTACGAACATCCCGTCGCTTAAAGGAGCGATAGAAGCGCGCGCGAGTTTGTTGTAAAGAGAGTTCAAGAATGAAACAGTCATTACATCGCCTGCAGTTAGAGCAGACTCTAGTCCACCGTCTACAGTTACGCTGTTAGACGAAGCTTCTAGAGCAGTAATAGCAAGCTTATCAAGGGTACGACCCATGTTAATACCTACTAAACGAGCAGCAGCTAGATCAGCTTTTCCACCAGTTTGAAGCGACGCAAGCTTAGTTGTAGTTACAACTTTCCCGTACTCCAAAGGTTGTAAAAGAATTTGTGAATCACTCATTGCTTCACTAGTTACATCTTCAACTTCGTCCAAAGCAGTAGTTGCTAAAGAAAGTTGTGCGTACTTAGGAAACTCGATTGATTTTGCACCAAACGAAGCTTTATAGCTTGCGAATTGGTCCATAACTTGTTCTTGTGCAGCAGCTACGATAAATTGTTGATCGTACGCTAAAATAATTGAATCATCGACTTGAGTTGTTCCACTCAAATTTGTTGTAAATGGCATTGTCTATTCCTCCCTGAAATATAGCCGTTAAATTTTATTATGCTTTGCAAGTACCATCTCTAATTCCTTTTGAGATTTTACTTGTCTAAGCTCAGCCTTGAAAGCCTCTTCACCCGTGAGGTGAGGTCTGTTATCGGGTGCTTTATGAGATACCCCGGGAGTTTGAGTCCCGAAAAAGCTTTGACCAGAAAACGTAGAGTGAAACTCCTTTGCTACCTGATCAGCTCCTAGAACAACCTCTGTCTCAGGATCAACCTGAATCTTTGACTTATCAACCAGACGTAAAGCGTAATCAATCATCGCAGCGTTCATGCCGAATTTCAAAAGCTCGTTTCGGAGAGAAGAATTAATCTTCGCATCCTTAAGTTTTTGATCTTTAGCACTTTCTCTCTGCTTAACTTCAATAAGCTCTTTTTCTCGTTGTTCAGCCAAGTCTTTCCACTGTTGATTCTGAACTAACTTCTCTTCGGAAAGCTTCTTTAATTGAGCTTCCAACTCTCGAGATTTTTCCATAGCATTGCGTTTTTCTTTCAATGCCTTCTCAAGAGTCTTAGCCAAACCTTCGGACTCACCGCTGGTGTGTACATCTGGTTTAACTTCGGCTCCACTGGTAGCCTGGTCAACTCCACTGGTAGTTGACAATTCTTCTATGCTCATATTTTAACGCCCTCCTTGGTTAAAAGCTAGTCTAATGAAAGTTCTTAGTGAATTTTCGATTTGTTTTAGTAAAACCCTTTGCTCTTGGACTGTCAAATTGAAAAAAGGACGCTTTGCACGAACGTATTCTGCAACCTCTTTGTTTGAAATATTACCATCACTGCGCGATGAGTCTTTTATGAAAAGCTCAAGCTTACCATTAGATACTTTAAAGTCTATTGCGTTTAATAGCTGTCCAGTCCGAGTAAGGTTTGATCTTCCTGCCGAAAAGAACTCACCAGCGCCAGGATACTTTCTCCTCTGAGCTATATAATTAGGCGATAACTTCTCTAGCCTTTTCTTATTAGCCTTATCAGTTGTATCCGAGTCTACGCCGTATCCTGACTTAGTTCGTTTATAGATTAGATCTCTAGCAGTAGGTCCGGCGTCTTTTAGAGCTGCTGCTGAGTACTTACTAAGGTTTTGCTGTATCTGTATTTTAATCTTATTAAGGTCTGACTTATAACTCATCGTCTTCCTCTATGGTAACCCGAGTTCCATTCTCATCAGTAGTGATTTCTAAATTAGGCCTCTCTTCAATAAGCTCTGATATCTCAACCTCTGCCTCGATATCTTTAATAATACTTTTTAGAGCTGTATATTGATCCTCTGGAGATACACCCCAGAAATCCCTTACGGGTAAATAGTTAGCACCATTCACATGCCCTAGTGCTTTTAGCTCTTCATTGTCGTCTACGAAACCAATCGTGACAGTAGTCTTACCAACTTTAATTACATCAATCGCAGATTGCATCTCGCCTGTGAGCTTAAGATTAACTGAGTTTGATTTACCATAGATCTTAAAAGCTAATGATTCTTTGTAAGACTTAGCGTATTTCTTAAACGCTTTACCGCTCTTATCTTTACCATCTAGCGTTCTCTCGATAATAGTATCAACCATTCTGCGGCCAAACTCTCTCTTTAAAGAGTCATTAGAAAGATAAGGCGTAAAGGCTACTCTTCTTTTACGATCAGGCTCTACTTCTTGAATTAACTTAGCTAGATCGAAGTTAAGCTTCAGAGTCGCCATCGATAGGCTCCTCTTCCTCTTCTGTCTCTTCTACTTGCTGAATATTGTTTTGAAAGAACTGCATATTATCTAGCTTTTCTTTCCTTAGCTCTGCGACGTATGAGTCTAACTCAAGATCACTAATGTTGGGGTATAGTTCCTTAATAGCCATTCTGAATGAGATAAATCCTGCGTCTAATTTAGCCTTAAGTAATTCGACCTTATCCTTCTCGCCGATCATTGGCTTAAAGTCTGGGAATATAATAGATAGTTCGAAAGGCTCAGTAAACGGCATTACGTAAGACGGATCAATAATCCCAGCGCTAGTCCATACGGGTAATATCTTATGAGCGAAGTTAAACCAGAAATCTTTCTCTGCTACCTCAAAGAAAGCTACCTGATCTTTTCTCTCTTCAGTCGTTTCGCTTTCGTCTAAAACCTTAGCGATTCCTGATGCTGGATTCTTAGCATCTAATTGCCCACTGACAGAACCGACAGATAAAGACTTAGTAGTAAGTAACATCGCAACTAATGCTTCTACTTGCCTGAGCATAGCATCTGAATCTAGCTCGGGTTTAATCGTACCGATCTCAGGCTTCTCAGTCCCAGGTGCGTGATCAAGCGTGATAACCGAGTTAGGGTTAAACGAAATCTTCTGATTCTGAATTCCGATTAAATAAAATATACTCCAGGACTGGTATTTTGTCGCAAACGCCAAATCTGTGAGGAGAAGGTTAATCGCAAGTTGCATTGAAATTAGATCATCATCCTGAATTGGGATTAGTTCGTTATCAGAGTCTTTGATATAAACGAATGGGATAACACCGTAGGGGTTAATACCGTCAGGGTTATTCATCTTAAGCATCTCATCGAAAAGTACTTCGCCGTTTCCGTTAATGATTAAATGCTCTTCGTTCGTCCAGTACTCGTGGATTTGTTTCGTGGCGTCTTGATCCATCTTAATGTGCTTAAGAAAAGCTGTAGGCTTCTTAGGATCAATCGGATCGTCACTGAATGGTGTGTAGGTCTGTGAAGGTAAAACCCTCATCGAAGGAATTCCATTAGAACACACGTAAGGCTCTAAGCACACGTGCTTATGTAGCTTAAACATACGGTTAGCGTTCTTCATGATACGGTTAAAATTAGTCTCGTTAACGTAGAAATCTAAGCTCTCTTGATCTGCGTCGTTTAGGTCTGAAGGTCTTCTTACAGGAGCCTCTCTGTAGACCTGTGATAATTTATTGACGATCTTCTGAGTAATATTAATCGGTATAATTCTACCAACCATATCCTCTACGGTTTCAGGCAGTAAGAACTCTTTCTGAATCGCAGCTCTAACGAGGTCTTTAACTTTACCGTTATAAACCATATATCGATCAGAGTCTGATCTAAGTCTCTTTTGATTCTCTTCTGATTTGAAAAACTCAATTATCTTTTCTAGATTAGGCATACTTTGAGACCCTTACGACAGTTGGTTTAATTATTGGAAACTCATATTCACACATGTTCTTTAAACCGTCGAGCCAGTGTGTTCTTTTTGCATTAGTCTTATCAATCTCATACCCACCATCTTTGATTGTGCACTGTTCTAAATCTGCAATAAGATTCTTACATTTAGGATGAATCTTAATCTGATTTTTGTCGAACAAATTATTCATTGAGTTAAGCGAGTCTCTTACGGATACTTGAGATTTGAATTTAATATCTTTAAATCCAGCTTGTCTTAGTATGTCAAAGTCAGAGAAGTGAGATTTCGTAGAGCCTGCCTTACCTGCAGGATCGGGATAGAGAGTGATTTCTGTACCTACTTTTTCTTTTATAACTTTAGCTAAATCGTAAGTATTCGAGCCTTGAAGCGATATCTCATCGAATGCTTCTAGGTAATGTAGTGATTTAATATCAGTGCGATTCCATAGGACGGCTGACATTGGGTTAATATTAAAATCGATTGATACGTAAGTCTTAAGATGTGTCTTATATACTATTTTATCATCAAGATGTTTGAATCTATCAAATGCATAAGCAGCGAGATTACCTGTCATGTTAATAAACTTACCGTCTACGTATGCTTGAATTAATTTAGAATCGTAAGAGTCTTCTAGAGATCTAACGTACGAATCAGCGACGTGATAATTCTCTCTCGTGTTACCGAATATTAAGTCAGTATCGTCTCTAGGGTTCTCAATGAAATACTCATAGGCCCAATTAGATACGCCCTCTGGTGTCCCGCTCATTGCGACTTGTAGTAGCTTAGCATCTTTTATTCGAACTCTACCGACTGCCGAATCGAAAGAGTCTTTACCTATTAAGGTAACCTCATTAATTAGCATGAACGCAAGGTTTGGTCCTCGAATAGATTCGTGATCAGTCCCATGAAACACATAAACGGTAGTGTTGGTTTGAGGGAAAAAGAATATTGAATCCGACTTATTAAACTCATACGAGATATTGTTCTCTGCACAGATCTCTCTAATCGTAGGTAAGACGTCTTTCTTAAACATCTTTAAGTCAGGGCAAAGTATTCCGCCTGAGTGACCTTTATTAATATCCATCAAGTGAAAGAGCTTCATACAGAGGGAGTATGTTTTGCCAGAGCCTAGTCCGCCAGATAGATAGACTTTAGGCTTACTAGAGAAATGAAACTTTCTCTGATACGCGAGTGGTTTATATTTTATTAACGCCACTTACTCGTTAGGCTCTACGAACTTAAAGCCTTCCATGTTTAGCTTAACGTCTGACTCTTGCCTTATCTCTTGTTTTTCTGACATCCCTAGGTACTGCTTAGATAACCAGATACACATTACGCGATCGCCAGCTAAAGCCATTTCGTACATCTTTCGTCTTAAAGATATTTTACCATTACCTCTCTTTTGTTCGAAATACTCCGAAAAAGTAATACCAAAATTATCCTTTACTCTCTTCTCTATCGTGTCCTCGCATACGTCGAACCATCCTGCTATTTCTTTTAACGTACACTGAATATGACAGAGCTTATCTAGAACACTAAAATCTATTTCCTTCTGCGGTCTTCCCATTTTAGCCATTTAAGTTATCCTTATTTTTTATTAACGGGTGTTTAAAATATTTATTCCACGATATATGATGATGCGGCCTCCCGAACCTACTAACTATCTTAACGTAATCTGGCCAGACCTCTTTTAGAGAAGACGATTTTAAGGCCTTCTTTTGATCGTTATTATTTTTATAAAGCTCTGTTTGATTTCCGCCTTTTAGTTTAACCGTCGTTGAGATCTTATCTATTAAAAATACGTTTATAAGAACTGTGCATAATCCGTCGTGTAGCGCTTGTAGGCATATGTCTACGTCTTCATTGTATTTTAAGCGCCATCTATATTTAATAGAATTATTAATAAGCATTCCGCTATAAACGTGCGTATTTATAGAAAAAGGCTTCTTAGTTTCTTTAGTTACGAAATATAAATAGTTATACCCGCTAATGGCAAGATTAGAGTATCTATCGCTAAATTCTTCTAAAGATTTAAGCGCTATAAAAGCTTCTGACCTTGTTCTTTTTCCTTCGTTTAATCTATAAAAACCTCTTATATTATCATCGAATAGGAAATGTTTTTTAGCCCCTATCTCCTTACTGTGCTCGAAGCAGTAATTTCTAGCCGGGTAAGAGCCTAGTCCTAAGTTAGAGAAAGGTAGTTTTAATATATATTTTTCACCGATAGAGTCGCAGTACTCTTTATACTCCTGTGGCTCTACTGCTACTTTAAAATCTATATTCTCTTTTTTAAGAAAATTAGCAGTATAAGGAATATCAGCTCTACCTTTAGATACGATATAGATAGGGTACTTTAACTCTCGTGATGAACTATCCATTGATTACTTTTTTTCATCGTTATTTTAATACTATTATCGCTTACGAACTTTTCTCTAGAGGCTTCTGATCCGAAAATATAAATTAGTTTTATATATCCGTCGCCTTCTTTAAAATCTGGCAAGTCTACCCATTCCGAGAGTTCGTCGCCTTTATTTATTCGATCTATTTTATCAGACGCGTCTAAGTAAAAATCTTTTAACCCTAGCATTTCTATATCGAAGTCAGGGCCTAAGTCAGGTAAGTCAGCGTTTATGCTTGAGAAGTCTAGATCGCTCCACGACGCGATTGAGTTATCTGCTATAAGATCAGCATACTCTTGCTCTTCGGATTCGTATTCTTGATAGTTTACAGGGACCTGTGTCCAGCCGTTTAGCTTAGCTGCTTCTATCCTGCCGTGCCCGCTTGTAACGAAGCCAGAGCCTAAAGAGACTTTAATGGGATATCTAAAGCCTTGATATTCTAAGATTTTAGCAAGACGCTTAATCTGCTCTTCTGGGTGCTCGTTCCTATTCTTAGGATGAGGCTTAAGCTCTTTAATCGATACTAGCTCGTCGTATTTACAGTGTACTTTCATTTAGACCTCTGGTTCTAACGCTTAGTCACCACGGGTTGACTAATAAAGTCATGCTAAATGATTAGTAAATTATTGTAAAGTTTTTTAGTTTATAACAAGCCCGCCTCATCATCCTTGAGTTAGCGAGCTAGCGCCGATACGGGACTCGAACCCATGACCTTCTCTAAAGATTCGCTCATCCATGAGCTTAATAACCAACTAGAGACGCTCTGGCCTCTGAGCTAATCGGCTACTAAACTATATTACTTTACTTACCTCTAGCGCTAGGTTTTTTTGTAGGCTTCTTAGGGGCTTGCTTTGGTTTAACTTGCTTGGTTGGTTTTTTGGATTTTCCGTACATGTAAATCAATTTCGTTTATTAAGAATGAGGTTGTCAAGCTTTTGATTTATGAGCTCTAATTTTCTTTCAATCTTTTCGTCTGATCTATCCTGACGTGACTCTATCTTGTCTATACGCTGTAATAAATCAAACGTGACCTCTTTAGTGGGGAAGTTTGAGTAAATGAATATAACGATCGTAATACCCGCTGTAGACGTTCCTACAAGGAACTGAACCCACTGATTAATCGACATTCCAAAGACCTCTCGTTCCACTTAAACCTTCCTAGTAGCTATTTATATTGTCTCTTTAATTACCATCTGTGTCAGCTTTTTTCTTAGCCTGATCTAGAGTGATCAATTGAAAGTTGTGCTTAATCTTTTTAAGCTTCTTAATCATTCGGATATCACCAATGTTTACACCAACGACCTCGTCGCCTTCGAAGACAACGCCGTACCAGTACTGATCCCCTTCGCGGAAAATTGAGACTATATCCCCAATGAATTTCTCTTCGAAAGAAAAGAGCCAGAAATCGCACCTAAACCCGACAAAAGAAGTTCTTTTATTTTTGTTATCTTTCTTCTTTTGTTTATCCACTATTAAAGTTTGTTGCCATTATTCAATTTAATCAATCTTATAAGATAAGTGCTTCCATGTTTTTTTATGTTTTATTCCGCTTATACACTCTGGCGTAACGCGAAAAATAGTAGACAATACTAGCCTTGAAACGTTTTTATCTAATAATTTCAATATAACTAAAATATCACTTTCAGATAATTTAGAGTTCGGGTTGCCTTGACCACGATATTTTTTACTGAAATTCTTTTTAAGATTATTAAACGCACCTTTTTCACATGCATGAATTATGTTCTCTTTACTGGTTAAATACTCCAAGTTAGACAAAGAATTATCTAGTTTATTTAAGTTTTTATGATTTACACATAGACCGTTTGGTGGACCTAAAAAAGTAAGAGCCACAAATCTATGAATAGGCTTTTTAAACCCCCTGCCAAGGGAAACATAATAATAACCTTTTTGCTTATTTAGTAATGGTTTAAGAACACTACCAGAGATCTTTTTCTTAACTAAACGCCCACATCTCTTAAATAAAGCGTATCTAGACAAAGACTTTATTCTACCCAATGTGCTAGCCTGATATCTACCCTCAAATCCTGGGATATCTTTCCAAACTTCTTTATCTAAATCTAATAAACTGTGGTCCGAATTTATCAATGAAACCTACTCCAAGCGTCCACGATGAAAGCTTCTGTGATCTATAATCCATAACTCTGGATTTTGCATCACCCAAAAAACCCACATTGAGCTCGAAAATTGTTTTTTCATTTTTTAAACTATGATCATATATAGTTGAGTAAACAACGCCGCCTCTATGGCTGTGGCCGACAATTGTTGAATATAAATTATATTTTGCATGGTCACCCAGCTTAGATCTATAACCGTGCATAAAAAACATAACCTCTTTGTTTATTTCTAAAATCAGCTCTTGTTTTGAATCGTGGATTGTTTCAACACCAGGAAACTGCCAAAGATGATCTATGCTTAATAAGCTCTCTAGCTCTGGAAATTTTTCTACTAATCGCAACTTTGGTCTATCACAATGATTTCCTAATAACTGATAACACTTGGCCTTAGGAGCCTTCTTCTTTGTTATTCTCCATATCTCCTCGGCACAGGCTCTGCCATTTAATATTTCCATATTAGGAGTTGTAATATTATGAGACCTAGGGAATCTAGAAAATGAATAGAAATCGTAAAGATCACCACACTGCACTATTATATTTGGCTTCTTTTCTGGGATTACTACATTAAACACCCAATCTAGTGCTTCTTTAGATACGAACTCACAATGAAGGTCACCTAAAATCAATACGCGATCTTCCATCAGTACCCCACTAATTAAATTGTGAGGCATTTATAAATTAATGCAATTTATTTATTCATCAATAAAAGGCTCGTCTACTTCCTCGTCTGATTCACCTTCTAAGCAAATACAATACGGAAGTAACATGCCACATACTTCGCACTTATTATGAACGTAACAGTCTCGAGTATCGAAATCAAAAGTCCAGTGATTATACATGCACGTGCACCTAGGGGTAAATCCAACGCGCATTCTTTAGCCTTACGTCAACGTGAAGGAAACTTCTCGCTAGACCTATTCCGCCTTGATTAAAATAAAATTGATCCATCCATCTATCGGCGTACATCTTTAGTTGATTCGTCGAAAGCCTTCTTGAGATAATATCAGCAGCTAAGCCTTGAAGATGCTTTGACTTGGGCTCGCCTTTTATTTTTAAATTATGATCGTGGCACCGAAACCCTGATGTGATGTGAATCGCTGAGGCTGTGTTTTTTCTTAACCACGTTAAGCACTCGACTAGCTCTAGGCAGATTAAAGTCGTTTTACATTTACCGCACTTACAGTCAAACTCACTTGCTACGAAATACTCGCTTAGTTCTTTTTTAGAGTTACGCTTAAACTCTTCTATTTGCATAATCCCTACGATTGTTTTTTTCTCTAATATCCATATCTAAAAAAGCTTTTTCGGGAGAATAACCAAGAACAAATAATCTAGTCCATGTTTTCCTATAGTCTAATTTATATTTTTCACAAAAATAAGCTAAACACTCTTTCTCTCCATTAAACTCTATAAAAATATTTCTTCTTGTGTTTCTTGTATTTTCTTTTTGAGTAACCCACCTGCAATTTTCTTTAAAGTAACCCTTATTATTGTCTATACGATCTAATGTCATAGACTCTGGTCTTGACCCCATATCTAATAAAAAATTATTAAAGTTTTTCCAATAATCACAAACAGCAATCCCCCTACCGCCATAATTAGAAAAACACTTAACCTTACTATTTGTACATCTTTGAATCATATTTACCCAAATAGTATACGTTGAACTATTGGTCATATTATGGGTTTCTCTTGGATGCTTTTTTAGATTTAAAACAACTTTCTTTATATTTTCTGCTGATGCTAGTCTTATTTTATCAACACAAAACTCAGAATACTTAGCATAGCCTTTAAACTTACCTATCTTGCTATAATGTCTTTTTGCCGGCTTACCACACCCACACTTACAAAGTCTTACTTGCATTTATCTAATGGGCCGTAAGGCAACGACTGATCAGCAGCTTTTCCAAGTTTTAATATTGTACTATTCTGAGCCTTAAGCACGTAGTGAACTTCTGTAGTAACTCCACCTAAAAAATTCTTGTCTCCAGGGCCGATTTCATAACCCATGTTGATCACAACTTTTTTTCCATTTGCTGGATTTGTAACAATATACTTAGTTCCAATTTTTGGTAGTTGCCCACTAGCGAACATCATATTGCCTTGCCACATTTCAGAAACAGTATCTGGCTTAAAATCACCTCTAGCGCCCTGACCAACCTTACCGTTTTCAGAAGGTGTCCACGCTCTTTCCCATGAATTTTTATAAATATCACCACAAGATAAGCCGTCACCTATTTTGTACATTTGATAAAGAAGCTCACAAGACTTTTTAAGATGTCTTTCAATCTGTTCTCTGCCCTCTTTTGGAAACAATCTTTTTTCTAATCCAAAAGTTTCGTCTTTAGTCGCGTAATGACTTTCTTCAACCATTTTACCACTATCTGGTAATTCAATTTCACCATGCCTAAGTTTAATTTTTTCTTTAACCTCTTCGCAGTTTAACCCAACTACTGGCGATAAGCTTGGCTTCGCGCTCGGAGTAGTACTCGGTGAAACGCTCGGCGAAGGAGATGGTTTAATTTTATAACAAACCTGATCTTTAACTTTCTTTAGCGCTGGCAAATCATTAACAGCACAAGCCCAGCTAGCAGGTATAACTCGCTCGATAACTGTTGATTCGAGAATATCAATTGCGCTAGCACATAGGAACTCACTAACGTTGCTGTGAATAAGTAAAGCATTTTTTCGCTGATCATCCGAGCACGCACCGATCTTTACAAGAGCCTCGTCGACTGATTTTTTTACTTTTTCTTTATCGCATTTTAACTCCGTTGCGATGCCCTGAGAAATCGAATCACCAACGGATTTAGCTACGTCGCATTTTAATTCTTTAACCGGAACAGACTCACACGAAGTAAGTAAATAAGCGAACGCTGCGAGTACAATAATTTTTATTCCGAAACCCATGCAAGCTCCCTAAGTCGTTCTAGAATCTCGATCGATTCGTCACTAAGTTTTTCGTTGTATTTTAATTCTTTTCTAATCTCGTTCTGAAGCTCTAGAAGCTTACAGTAATACTCCGAGCCCTTAAGCGCTGACTCGAAATCCTCTTGATCTTCCGGTAGTTTAAACTTCAAAATAGCGATCATATAACTTTCCTGATGTGTACGTTGAAGTAAAATTCTTCGCAAGGCCTTAGTTCATCGAAGTCCCTTAGACGCGTATAGACGTGCCATGCTCTTTGCCGATCGCATAAGGCTTCGAAATTAGCAAAATCATGCTCTTCGCACGAGCACTTAGGGCTGATTAGTTGCCAAGCCTTATACGCTGTAATCGCTGCTTCCGAGAGTACTATTCCGGGTATCATTAAGCTTCTTTTTTGCTCGTCGACACGGGCTACATACTGCATCGTCGTAGTGAGAAAATTTGGTGGTATTTCGACAGACATTACATTCTTTAGTTCGACACCTTGCGCAGTAAACATTCCTTCCAGTGAAGGTCCTGTTACAGCCTTTGCAGCGAGAGTCGACGCGCTCCTCCATTAAAAAACAATGAAGTTAGTTTAGAAAAATGTCAAAGCAAATTTCTTACGGCGTCTTTTCCGAACTTCCATTGCCAGAATTTTTTAGGAACTTCTCGTCGGCACTTAAAGCAAATATTTCCGGTGAGTTGATTAGCACAGCTTTTTTCTCCACAGCGGTTACACTCCCACGAAGAGCAGGCTCGGCAGAGGCCGTTCTTAAACCAACCTTTTTTTCTACAGCCTGTGCAAATTATTTCACCGTTTCCCATTAGTGCCTCAGGTTCATGTTCTCGATTACCATGCGATATAAATCAAGCTGGTTCTTTAGTTCTACGATTTGATTTTTTAAACTCTCGATTCTCTCAGCTCGTTCACCTAGTTCGATTCGTAGCATTTTGATTTCATCGTATCGGTATTTTTCTTCGACGAGCCACTTCTCGGTAACCATGTCGAGTTCAATCTCTTGGTTCAAAACTGTCTTTCCATTTTTCTCTAAATTCGTCACGGTCCATTTTCTCCTGTTCGATTTTATACCGATCTTCGAACTCTTCCCATGTTCTATACGTCGGCGGTAAGGGCCTGCATTTCTTCGCAAGCTCAAGTACAACTTTATTTAACTCTTCTTGTGTAACTGATTTATTAACTTTCCATTTTCCACTAGCCATCCTTTTTCCTCCAGTGCTTTTTTGTACTTAGGATATTTTTTCATGAATGTTAATATTCCTATTTGCCCTTGCTCTTGATGATCTTTACGACATAAATAAACGTACTCCCAGTCTTCCCAACCAGCACCAGATCCACGTGTTTTAATATGTGCTCTCTCAACGAAGCAAGATCCACACACAACACATTTAATTTTAAGTACGTTCATTAACTATTCTCTGAAACGGAAACAGTAAATATTTCATAATGTGTAACGTCGTCTAAATCTATACCTTTACAGTCATCGCAAATACCACCTACTATATTTACATTTGCAACGACTACAGTAGATTTATCTTTCATATAATAGATCGCGTACTGCATAGGACCTAAGTTTAATTCATATAGTAAAGCTAGTTTCGTCATAGTAACTTTCATTCGTTATTACTCGATTATTTCTCGTAAGTTTTGAATCGGTATAAACTTATTTTTATATTTTACTAAGCAACCGCTAAAAATATTAAATTTGTACTCAATTTCCATAACTATAGCTTTTGATTCACAGGTTTTTTTTTCAACCGCAATGACTACGTAACCAAAAAATAAAGTAACTCCTAGTACTATTAAAATAATAATTACTAATTCTAATAGGTCATTTACAACTGTTGATATTATATATTTCATAAGTAGTTATTACTTTCTATCTTTAAGAAATCTATTAAAATCGTCCCAGTCTTTATCGGGGACCTTCCCCTGTAGTCGCTCTAAGATCATTCGAGATCTATCTTTAATCTCGTCGTCAGGTAAGTCGCTTTCGGGGAATTCTTTCGGCGCTCCGACCTGTTTCGCTTTCCACGCTAGGCGCTGCTCGCTTGCTAACTTTGTAAAGTCGTCTCCTTTAGGCGGAGTCGTATAGTTCGCTATAAAGTAATCGCACATCTTAGTGAACCAGACGTGAGGAAACTTCTCGTAAGCTTTCCAGAGAATAGAGATACGTTCTTCTGTGTAAAAGTTCTTAAACGTTTTATTTAATCGCAATATTTGCTGATCAAACTCATAGCGCGTCATTTAGTTATTTATAAAGATCAACGAAGGATATGTAAAATTATTTATTTAAAGCAAAAGGCTTTAAGGAAGATTTAAAAATCGTCTAGATATTGTATAAATAATCTCTAATTTTCGCACCTTAGCTATAAGAAATCATTAAGGAAATAAAAAAAACCCCCGCTAAATTTTACTCTAGCGAGGATTTATATAAAATCGTTAAAGGAAACTAACCTTAACAACGTTTGTATATGTGATCTAATAATAAACATATTAACTCACATTGTAAAGATTAATTAACCAAGAGGATTTAACGCGTAACTCTTAAAAAAGCGTTAGTGTGTGCCGTAGTTCGATAAGTCTGCGGAAAGATTATTATTCTCTATTCGAGGCAGGTGAAATTACCCTTAGAAGGCCACCACTAATCGAGCAGAGAATCATAAGTCTTGAAACAAATCCTTCAGAGGGTTGTGAAATAAATTAGTTATAGGGAACCGAAAGGAACCTAGCTCTTCTTTGGTAATTTCTTTGAGCAGAAGCACTGATCTCTTAACCGAGATCTACGCCGTGAACACTGGTGGCACGGAATTAACTAGAACTAACAACGCAAGAAGGTGTTAAGTAACTTGGCATGCTCTTTCCTAATGGTGGTAAGAAGAATAGGCCTTCTATTACCTAATCTTAAATAGTTATCTTTTCTTAACAGTCTTCTTTCTCTTCTTACGCTTAGCTAGTCCGTCCATTACAGAGTCTTGCATGTCTAGTAAGGCTACGATTAACTGCGAGTACATATTACTCTCGATCATACCCTCTTTATAGCGGTCTATAGCGATCTCAGCGGCAAGCGAGGCGATCTCTTTTAGCATATCAACGTTACAGTCTTTAGAGTGTTTCATACGATTTAAGCTAAGCTAATTTAGGGCCAAGTAAAAGCGTAATCAAATCGCTTCTACCTAGTTAGACCCTTGTAGATCTTTTAGACGCTGGTAAATCCTTAGACGTTAAACTAAACTTGTTTAATGGAAGTGTGCTCCAATTGTTTTATTGGCCTGTTATTCCCTCACCCGCAGTCGGATGAATTAAAGTATCGCGGTTTAGTGAAGTGCCCGATCTGTGGATTTACCAAAAAAGAAAGCCCTAAATCGAAAGAATAATCTTTACAAAATAGGGCCTTCTTTATACTCGGAGCTTGTACCTAAAAAACACGGTACCTTATCTCGGAGGATATGTACAATGGAATTCTCAACGTCAATAGCGAAGCTTGCTCTTGCTTTATCTAAGGTACAATCTCAAATAACTGGAGCTAAAAAAGATAGCACAAATCCTTTTTTCAATTCAAAGTACGCTGATTTAGAAAGCGTTTGGGAGGCGATTAAACAACCTCTCACTGAGAATGAATTAGCTATATCTCAAGGCTTTAGAGAGGACGAGAAGGCTATAATTATTGAATCACTACTCATGCATTCATCTGGCGAGTGGATTAAATCATCATTAAAAATGCCTATAATTAAGCAAGATCCACAGTCAATCGGTAGCCTCGCCTCATACGGGCGTCGTTATTCTTTAGCTGCACTCATCGGTGTTTATCAATCTGATGACGATGCAAACACAGCAATGCCGTCAAAGAAAACAGAACAACAAATTTTAGCAGATGAGTTTTTTTAACAAAGGAGAAATGAAATGGAAATAAGCGAACTATTAAAATTAGTACAATTACTAGATAAAAAAGAAAACACCGAGATGCCGTTTGAAGTTGGTAAATCTTACTTCGTTAGAACGGCGACGATGGCAAATCTAGGAAGACTTAAAAAGATTGTTGGAAAATTCCTAGTATTAGAAAATGCTGTGTGGATTGCTGACACCGGAAGGTTCCATGACTTTTTAAGAGATGGAAAATGCAATGAATATGAAGGATTTATAAACGATTGTATTGTTCCGATTGATTCTGTAATTGACATTACCGAATGGTCTCATAAATTATTTTCAGGTCAAAAATGAATCTAAATATGAAAACAGAAAACCTATTATATTGGACTTGGACTGGGACTGGGACTGGGACTAGGACTGGGACTAGGACTGGGACTGGGACTAGGACTTGGACTAGGACTGGGACTGGGACTGGGACTAGGACTTGGACTAGGACTGGGACTAGGACTTGGACTAGGACTGGGACTGGGACTGGGACTGGGACTAGGACTTGGAC